AGCTTTGTTTGGTTTTTTAGCTCAAGTTGATTGGATGCAGGCTGTGGGTGCCGCGACACTGTTAGGAACCTTTCTAGTTAATTGGTACTACAAGCATAAGCACTACAAGCTTGAAGTTAAGAAGAGCGAACAACCTTAAAGGAATCGCATAAGTGCGGCGGGGCCGTTAAACATCGAAGTCGGGGGCTGAGGTGTCATTAAATGCAAAACAACAGTTATTCGTAGAGGAATACTTAAAAGACTTAAACGCTACTCAAGCGGCTATAAGGGCTGGTTATAGTGAAAAGACAGCTAGATACACTGGGTGCGAAAACCTAACAAAACCCAACATTCAAGAAGCTATTGAAAAAGCTCAAAAACTACGCTTAGAGCGAACACAGGTTGATGCTGATTACGTTCTAAAGCGGCATGAAGAAATCGACCAGTTAGATATATTTGATATTGTTAATGATGATTTTAGATCGCTTAAGCCTTTATCTGAATGGCCTAAAGCTTGGCGCACATCATTAAACGGATTTGATGTATCTGAACTGTTTGAATATCTGGATGGTGAAAAAGAGCTATCCGGCTTTCTAAAGAAAATTAAACTACCCGATAAACTCAAGAATTTAGAGTTAATGGGCAAACATACAGCGGTTGGTGCGTATAAAGAGCAAGTACACCAAACGCATGATATATCTGATGATTTAAAAGAGCTTGCAGACAGGTTGCCTAATTGAATGTTTTACTCGAAAGGCAATTTGAGCGCTGGTATGAATTAAAAGAGCATCCGGTTCAACGCGCATTAGTCGAGGCCGTGCCTAGCGGTATTCGCTTTCCAGTAGTGCCAGCCGGTAGACGGTCAGGAAAGACAGAGCGGTTTAAGCGGTTTGTTGCTAAGCAAGCAATGAAGAACGTAAGCGAAAAATACTTTGTAGCCGCACCAACACACGCACAAGTTAAGAAGATTTACTGGGATGATATGAAAGCATTAACGCTTTCAGCTACCCATAACAAAAAACCTTCTGAGTCAGAGCTTAAAATATACCTCCCAAACGACACAGAGATACATCTTATCGGCTTAGATAGGCCGGAGCGTATTGAAGGTATTAACTGGACAGGTGGCGGTATTGATGAAATAGCCGATATTAAGCCTGATGCGTGGGAAGCGCACATATTGCCAGCGTTAAATACGGTTAATCCAACTAGGCCTGATTACAGGGCGTGGTGCTGGTTGTTAGGTGTTCCTGATGGTCTTAATCATTATTATGACTTGGCCCAGTATGCGTTAAATTCAGGTGATCCAGCTTGGGGTTATTTCCACTGGAAAAGCGCCGAAATTCTACCGGCTGATGTAATAGAGTCAGCTAAGAGACAAATGACTAAAAAGCAATTTAGTCAGGAATTTGAAGCCTCATTTGAAACAGCAACAGGCCGAATATACGAGGATTACGGCAAGCACAATCATACAGATAGAGTCATACAGCCACATGAACAGTTATTGTGGATGCATGACCAAAACTACACACCACTTTCAAGTGCGATTGGTGTAAGAGAGCAAAACAATGTGTATTTGCTTGATGAGATTATTTTAACGTCTGCAATATCAAGACAATCAGCTGTTGAGTTTGTTGAGAAATTCGAGTCTCACAAAAACAAAAACGTGATTATTTATGGTGATCCAGCAGGTAGAGCAGGCGAGAAGCACGGACACGCCTCAGACTATACCGATATAGAAGCCGTATTACGCGATAACGGCTGGAAGTTTGAGCGCAGGGTAAAAAGCAAGCATCCAGCTATTAAAGACCGCCAAAACGCAGTTAGAGCAAAGATTAAAACCGCTTCGGGCGATACTTCATTGTTTGTTAATCCGTCTAAAGCTAAATGGTGTGATAAAGGCTTGGCAACAGTGCAGCTTAAAAAAGGCTCATCATTCCAAGAAGATGACAGTGACCAATATCAACATATCACCACAGCTATTGGCTACATGATTGATTACGAATTTGAATATAACCCTATCGCAATGACAACATCACTAAGAGTTAATTATTAATGAGTGTAAACTTCAACCGACCAGAATATGTAAGCAGTTATGCTTCATGGCAACTGGTAAATGATGTTGTTGCAGGCGAGGAGTCTGTAAAAAATGGGCGCGAGTTATATCTGCCTAACCCATCAACACAAGATGATGCTGATAAGTTATATGTTAAATATAAGCAAAGAGCGTCATTACTAAACGCAACAGGTAGAACGCTAAAAGCACTGCTTGGCTTGGCGTTTGGCAAAAAGCCAGAGTTGATAATTCCTACAGCATTAGATTTTGCTGTCGATGATATTGATGGTGCAGGTGTTAGTTTAAACCAGCAATCACAAATGACACTGTCTCGCGTTTTGACTAATGGGCGTGCAGGTTTATTAACTGATTATCCAGCGGTAACTGCTACGTCAAAAGCCGACCAGCAATCAGGCAATATTAGGCCAACTATTACCCGTTATGATGCTGCTAGCATTAAAAACTGGCGCACAGAACAAGTAGGCGGCACTCATAAATTATCGCTCATTGTCTTAGAAGAATCATTTATTGATCAGATTGATGATTTTGAGTTTAAAACGAAAGAGCAGTTAAGAGCATTACGCCTTATCGACAATGTGTATGTGCAAGAGATCTACCGTAAAAACGGTGAAAGCTTTGAGTTATTTGAAAGTATTACTCCACGTAAAGGTAATGGCTCTGTATGGAATGAAATCCCGTTTACCTTTGTTGGTGCGGTGAATAACGACTCAACGCCAGATAAACCGCCTTTACTTGATTTAGCAACACTTAATATCAAGCATTACCAAGTGGGTGCAGATTGGTATAACGCGCTGCATTGGGCTGGACAGCCACAACCAACCATTACAGGTTTAACAGAGGTGTGGCGTGATT